GGAATTATGAGGCAGCGATCTGTGCCTGTTTCATTCCTAAAGGAAGTCTTTGGTAAGAAGATAAATTCTAATATCGACAAAATGGAATATTGGGAAAGGTCATACGGAGAGAACCTAGAAGAAAATGACGGTGCCGAGTTTGGCTCTGGGATTGAAACAAACAACGAATACAACTCAAGAGGATCTGAATCTGGTGATAACACATCTATGGGTGTGGCCAGGATTAGAGAACTATGGTTGTTTGGGACCCACAACACTGTGTCTCGATACATTGTCACAAGTGGTGATTATGTAATAACCGATGAGGACTACGAAGGACTTGAAATCTTTTGTCCTATTGGCTTTGCTCGGTTTATGGAGAACGGAAGTTTTCACGGGGCAGGGTTGTTTGATGTCTTGTTTGGTATCTCTCGAGAACTCGAGAAGTTGATGAAGCAACTTTTCAACAACGTCAGAGACCAAGACAGGTACGGCGTTCTTGTTATGCCCCAAGGCCAGATGAATGAAAGACAGATGCTTCGTGATGTAGGAGAAGGTCTTAGGGTTATGCCTTGGGAACCAGATCCAGTCTCAGAAGGGTTCCGACCGTTCAATATTCAACCGAATAACACGGGTGATGTTCCGGGTAAAACCGCAGGATTTGCAAAGCAAACGATGGATGCTTTGAATCCTATTAGGGATCTTATCAAGGAGAAGGGTCGAATTGACTCTGCTTCTGGTTTGTCCTTCTTGGATGAGCAAGTAAATAAAGCAATGACCAATCCCACTAGAGGCATTGAGCAGGCTTTCGGTTCTTGTTATCAGTCGATGCTTTCTGCTGCCAACAGAATAATCATGAGTTCTCCTAGGGCTTTGCCGATAACAGAACTAAATCTGGATATGGCAGGGGCTATCTTTGACAGGGAAACAGGCACTGTAAACTTCCAAGGTGCTAACCCAATTCCTTCTGCGGCTGCTCTTAAGTTTGGCGTACAGGAACGAAGTCCCCGCTCGATGGTTGCTCGTAAGCAGGAGGCAATGCAGATGCTACAGGCGGGGGTTACCGACCCTGACGGCCTTAAGCTGTTTGCTTTGCAAGAGGGTCTAGACTTTGCGATGTACATGGAAGAAGAAAAAGCTTCTTACCAAGCAGTCATAGAAAACTGCCTACGTCTTTATTCAGACGGCAAGGACCCAGGAGAGGTGGTTTTGACACCACATACTGCTGCACCTAGACTGCAGCTTAGGGTGGTTACAGCTTTTATGACATCACCCACAATGACGGTTGCTTCTCCTGAAGTTCAGGATGAGTTCATGAAGTACCGTCAATTCCTTATGGACTCAATGGGAATGACGTTGCCGGAGGCAGTGCCAAATCCCGACGATATGGCTATTCTAATGCAAGCAGAACAAGCTATGCAGCAACAAATGATGCAGGCACAACAACAAGGCCAAGGAGCTAGATAATGTCCGAAACGGAAATGACCCCTCAAGTACCTGAAGCAGCCCCTACTCCAGAGGCTTCAGTAACAGAAACTCCTGTTACCCCGGGAATTGACCTTAATGCTAAGGTTGAATTTCAAGGCAAGGAAGTTCCTGTGTCAGAGCTAATGTCTGCTTACGGCAAAGTAAGTGAACTTGAGACGTATAAACAAGCAGCCTCTGCCGTTATGAAAGGCGATCAGATTCCAACACAAGACAGAGAATCTGCAATGAGGTATTTGCTGCACCAGGAGGGGTACACTCCTTCACAAATAGAAGACTACATTAGCGATGCAAACGAGGTTTACACCGCTCCAGAGGAAACACAACAACCTATGACCCAAGAAGAAAATCAAGCTCCTCCTCCTGTAGATTCCCAAGCCAGAGAACAACTGGATGCACTACAGCAGCAAAACAACCAGATGATGGTCGACATGTTGAAGAACAACCTTTCTTCAGCGATGGAAAAAACCATGTCTCAAAACGACAAGATTCAAATGCTGATTAAAAAGAGTGAACAGCTGAATGGGTCTGAAGATATAGGCACAAGAGTGTCATCTATTCGGGACGAAGTCCAACGAATGGCACTAGAAAATATGCGACAACGAAGAACTCGCGGAGAAAAGTTTGACAAAGCTTGGTTCGACGAGGAAACTAGCAAAGCAGCTGATACTGTTTATCAGCGAATTCGGTCGGTAATCGGTGACCCGGACAAGATCCAAAGGGCACCGGAAACAGCATCGAGTGCGGAACAATTTATCAATAAGCCACCAGTAGCAGACCCAAAATTTGCAGCGGGGGACAACATGGGAACCGTTACAGATAAGTCGCATGACTACACTGTTGACGTTCTTTCCAGGCTCTCCGCTGATTTGAGTCTTGGCGGCGAAAATAAGATTTAGAATAAGGAGAAGCCCCAATGGGTTTCGCAACTACCAACTCCCTATTCGATAAGCATTCCGACCGGATTGAAGAAGTCATCAATAAGAACATTGAAGTCTTCCTTCCATCTCTTGACCCAGTATGGCGTGACACTGTTGTCACTTCACAAGGTGTAGGTCCAGCCGACGCAATCGGCCGGGACATGAAGATCATCAAGACATACATGGGTTCAATGGCGGGTGTTCTCGAACAGGGTGCTCCACGTGACGATATCGGTCTCTATGGTGACCAAACCACAGCAGCCGGTTCAAAGATGTACCTTCAGAGCTTGGGACAGACTTGGCCCGATCCACTGAATGGTCCTAATGCAACCCCTTACCGTCTGGGTATCGGTATGCGTTCCATGATGTCCAACATCATGTTTACGCTTGGCGAACTCCAGGCTGAAGCTATGCCTGCTTTCATCGGAGAAGTTATTGCTCCGAAGCTTGAAGGCTTTGCTAAGAACATTGCTCACACCCTCTGCAACTACTGGTACATCAACCAGAATGACCAGTACAAGCTGGGCACAATCAGCGCACTTCACGACGCTGACGCTGCCGGTACTTCAGTTGATTCTGCTTCAACGGGCATTCGCGTAACTATTACCGAAGGCACGTATGACCGGTTCTTTACTGGTCAGTCAGTCGACATCATCAAGTCTAATGGTGACTTCCGTCGTAATGACAGTGGTGCAGACGGTTCGCAGACTCCAGCAACTCGTATCCGATGTTTCGTAGAAACCGTTGATGAACTCAAGGGCTACGTTTACATCCGTGCAGTTAGTACAGTAGGTGCTACTAATGCTACCGCATTCCACACCAGTGGTGATGCTGCTGCAGGCACAACTGAAGTTGGTGACGTAATCGTCTACGCCAATCAGGCTACCATCACTGGTGTCGATCAGGCATCCAACATGGCACCTACGGGCATTGCTGGTATCAACAGCTGGCTCAAGGGTGGCTCAGGTGGTAATGACGATGTGCTCCTCGGAGCAGAAGCATCTGGTACTGCAACTGAGCAGATTAATGTTAATGTCCATCCTGAGTTCAAGTCCTTCACCAAGAGTAGCGTTGGAACACTGACTGAGCACAAGCTCCGCCAGTACCTCCGTCGTTTCCATTCCGCTAAGAACAAGTACGGTCAGTATCTTGACTGTCTTGTTGCTTCGGATGGTGTTTGGCTGGCTTATGAGGCAACCAAGATTGGTCGCGAGATTCTCGACCGAACTGGCCGTCTCAGCAGCATGAGCACTGAAGGTTCACAGGAAGGCTTTAACTTCGCCTTCGACGGTCGTTCATACAAGGGCTACACCTCAAACTATGTTGAGGATGGCACTGTTTATGGACTCCGTAAGGGTGGATCTAACTGGAAGCGTTACGTACCACCTACACCTTCAGGCTACAGCACGTTCGACCGGAATGAGTCATTCATCCCGTTCAACTTTATTGCTGGTGCTCTGACGGGAACCGGTACTAACAAGCTGCCTATCTACGATAGCTCTGCTACGGGCAACCGCAGCATGGTTACCGAGGGCGTCCAGATGCCTGGACTCCTGCGTATGCAGCTCGTACCAGATCAGCCTGCTGGAATGAAGCTGACCGGTGTATCAACCGATCAGGTTTACAGCGAGTATTGATATTGAAGGAAAGATCTCCTTCCCCTTGATTGGGAGTCCCCAGCCTCCGGGGGCTCCCTTTCTTTTTGTATATCGAGAGTTACAATAGAAGTATGGCCAAAAGCAAGAAGAAGTCAAAACCCGGTTTGTATGCAAATATCCACGCTAAAAAGAAAAGGATAGCTGCCGGTAGTGGTGAAAAGATGAGGAAACCCGGATCAAAGGGAGCACCTACGTCTAAAGCTTTCAAGAAAAGTGCAAAGACCGCTAGAAAGAAGAAGTAATGGCTAAGAAGAAAAAAGGAACCATGAAAGGGCACACGATTGGAGGAGGACATAAGCGTTCTACCAAGTCGGGTGCTGGCATGACTAAGAAAGGCGTTGCTAAATACCGGAAGGATAACCCCGGAAGCAAGCTCAAGACAGCTGTTACTGGTAAGGTTAAAGCAGGTAGCAAAGCTGCAAAAAGAAGGAAGTCTTTCTGTGCTCGCATGAAAGGCGTGGAGGGTCCGATGAAAGATAGTAAAGGACGGCCTACTCGAAAGGCTGCTTCCCTAACAAGATGGAGGTGTAGATGATGGACATTGAAATGATTTTCGATCCTATTGAAATGGCAGTCCAAGACGGTCTATGTCTAGACGAAAGACATCACATTTGCGTTGAAAGCCAGTGGCTTAGAGCAGTAAAAAGAACAACAGGCAGAGACGATCTGTTTGTTTACTACCACAAAGAGACCAATAACTTTGTTCTTGCCCAATGGATTTACTCCCCGGAAAAAGACGGGGTTGCAATCTGTGTAGAGCTTGAAGTCATGGAAGAAGCTCCGGACAGAGGCGGGTGGATTTCTCTTGAGTACATTAAGAAACGATGTGCAAAGGGAGATGACATGGTTAAAGAACTCAAGAACAAGATGAAGACTGCTAACTCTATTAAACAGTCTGAAAAAGAAGAGCTTCTTGAGAAAAGAACTGCAGCTGCTGACTACTTCCGAAAGAAGGGTAAGAGAGATATTGCAGCCAGTATTGAAACCGGACCTTACGCTCAACCAAAACAATCAACTCTTGACACCTTAAATGGTGGTGCCAGGAATCGAATCATCACATCGGGATAGACCATGCATAGTACCGGATCATTTCTACTAACTGTGATTGAGAGGGTTCGTGCTTATATAGACGAAGCCACTCTTGATGCTAAGTACACAAACGACTATTTGGTTCGACACGTAATAGGCCCGGAAATGGTTAATGTAATTTCTAGGTTGTCAAACAACTACGGGAACCCGATTCGAGTAAGGCACTCTATAGCCATAAACAAAACAACCGAACACTATGTTCTTCCTCCGCAAATTGGAGAGGTCTATAGGGTTGCTATTTCAGACAGTGATAATCGAGTAACCCAAGAGTTTATGCCTGAGAACGAGTTTAACTCTCGAGGACCAAACTGGCAGATACAAGGAAACATGCTTTCGTTCCGACCATTGCCTACCTCTGATCAAACAGTAGATATCCATTACATCCCCAACGGGGACTTCCAACCCCACTACTCATCTAGCGGGGGAGGATTGGATAGCACAAAGAAAATCTTTACACTCGCAACGACTCCTACTCTTGGAGATAGAGACCCTAGAGAGAACGCTTATGCAGGAGCAACTCTACGAGTTTGGAATGATGCTGGTCTTCTTGAAGAAAGAGTAATTGATTCTTATAACGCAACTAGCAGACAAGCAACAGTTCGCGTTGCGTTTTCTACAAGTGCAAGTGATTCTAGTTTGAGGTATGAAATAGCACCCGTAGGAATGAACTCTATGTATCAAGCTATTGCTTGTTCTTGTGCAATAAATCTAGGAACAGCTAGAAACATCACACAGAAACAAATGCAATTCATACTTACCCAGTACAAGATGGCAATGAAATCTGTGGGTGATAATCTTTCAAACATCCAGGCCCGCAAAGGAAAGATGTTTGCAAAGAGAACCGTAGATAATTCAGCTCAAATTTTTCTAGGTGACTAATGTCTTACGGCGGAGCGGGAATTGACCCCGGACAACTTCAGACTCAACTTGCTCTTGCTATGGATCTTTCTAGATCTGTTAAAGGGCAAGAAGAGGAACAAGATGGTCTTCTTAGAAAAATGAGATTTCCAGGACCTCCTATGCTTTCAGGAGGGTCTGGCCAGACAATCATGGGTGGTTATGCTGGGTTTATGCGGCCCGGTAACGGGGTAATGGGAGGGGTAGTTATAAATCCTCCTGTTGGACCAGAGCCTCCTCGTCCTCCAATTATCGGGGACCCACCAGAAGGTCCTACTGGAGGAGGAGAAGGAACACCTCCTTTTCCACCCCAAGGAACTTATTGGAGTCCTCCTAGCTTCCCAGAATTTTCTTTCCCGGGAACGGAAGACAGTTTTGTTAGTTATGTTAACAACACCGACGGAGGGGCTGGTAGTGAACCTTCTCTTTGGGAAATTGAGAATCCTGCTGGAGGAGGAGTTAATCCCAACACAGACAATTATTTGATTGCTCCGGATGCAAACTGGTGGAATTTGTTTAGGCAATGGTTTGCTCATCAACAAAATCAAAATACTGATGATGATGAAGAAGAAGAACCGGTGTGGGAACAACCTGTAGATTCTCCTTATTGTTATTCGCCTCTGGATCCAACCCCAACAACACCTGAGTTTGAAAGAATTCCTCCGGGGGAAACACCACCGGGCAACTTCAAACCCCAACGATGGGATCCAAGAGAAGATCCGGATCCCGATACGGTATATCAATGTAGAGCTTCCCAAAACACTGCTTGTGCTTTGTGTGCTTGGAAAGTAACAGAAACAACTCCAGAGATAGCAGTCAATGTTACTTGTCCGGGTGGAACAGGAGGAGGAGGAGGACCCGGAGGTCCAGGTGGAGGAGGTAACTACTTCTTTGACGTACCGGGAAACCCTAATGACGGTGTGCCTTATTGGGAAAACGATAAGTTGAAAGTTCCTATCCCTACAGGTTGTTGTGCTGGTCCCGGGGGAGGCAAAATAAAGATTGAAGTAGAAATGACATACATAGTTGAATGTCCTAATTGTAATTGTTGTTACTACAGGTTAATGGATGGTCAGCCTCAGGGTGTTGGTGGTGCTGTACAAGAGATACCTACTGCCTGTGAGTTCACGGTTAAATTCGATCCTTACTATGTAAATTGTTGTGCTGGTGGATGATAGACCATAGCCCGGAAGCTAATTTTTTCCCCGCTGACAAGTTAGTTAAGTCAGCGGTTAAGCCTGATCAGAATTACCAAAGGCCGCAAGATAGGTTGTATTTGAAGAGGTCTAAAGGATCTCCTGTTTCCCTCGAAAACAACTACCTAGGTTTTTCTGTGTTCCTGGTGCTTTCTGGCCCATCCCTAAACAATCTTGATTTGAGCCTGTTGGACAAGACAAAAGCCTTCAGCTTTGGGGTTAACAATAGTTGGTCTATCTATAAGCCCACTTTCTGGACTTGTATGGACGGGCCTGAAAAGTTCATATCTTCGGGTTGGAAAGATCCACGGATTATGAAGCTGGTTCCGGACAAGAAACAAGGTGACAACCTCCGGACCAAAGTAGAGGGTAGATTCAAAGAGCTAAAAACTAAGACTTCTGATTGCCCGAATACCTTCTACTACAAGAGAAATCTTGAGTTCGACCCGACCACCTTCTTAACAGAAGGATCAGTTAACTGGGGCCAGACCGGTAACAGCCAGGATTTATTGGGTATAGCAGGCTGTAGAAGTGTTATGCTTGCAGCAATAAGGTTGTGTTACTACCTTGGGTTTAGGACAATAAACCTGTTAGGTTGCGATTTCAAAATGGAAGAAGGTAAGCAGAACTATGCTTTCCCGCAAGAAAGAGTTAAATCTTCTGTCCTAGGAAACAACAATACGTATCAAGGTCTTGTAAAAAGATTTCATGGGTTACTTCCTCACTTTAATAATCACGGCTTAAAGATTTACAACTGCAACAAAGAAAGTCAGCTGGGTGTATTTCCTTACAGGTCCTACGAAGAATCAATAAAAGAATTTGAACTGTCGATACCAGATATAGAAGACACCTCTAGCTGGTACGACAAAGAAAACAAGATAAGAACAGTAAGACGCAATGGCAAACGAAATCGCAAGTAAGTGGTATTACCCTTTAACAGAAGTTAGCCAAGACAAGAGAGTTCCTCTCCCTGCCGTTTCTCCTGGCTATGCTGCGGAGCTGTCTGGTTTTGATGGACAGTTGCATGGAGGGCTTCGTCCTTTTTCAGGGTTCTCTAAGATCCACGAACTGGATTTTACTTCTGAATCTACTGTTGGAACTCTTTACCACAGCACGAACTCTCAAGTAACCGACTTCTTTCCTCTTACATTCAATATTGATTTTGATACCTACGGGTATGGTTTTGTTTACAGGGTTCAAAGACCAAACAACAACGCGACAACTACCTGGACCTTTAGTGGTGCAGCAGCTGTAAACTCAACAGTAAAACTAATAAGCTCTGACGGCACTACAAAAATCTATAAGTCTGTAGCCGGTGGAACTAACGGGGCAATAACCGCTGCGGTTTCCGGATCAGCTACTTTTACTTTTAATGCTGCAGGAACCGTCGGAGGAACAATTAGACTTACATCCACAGATGGAACAGTAAAAACATATGTTGGATCTAGCGACTCATCAGATGCAAACGGACAGGTAAACAACGACGGAAAGGTTGTTTATCTTGTAGGTGCTTCAAACTCTGATTCAGCTAATGCCTTTAAAGCTGCTGTTGAAAGTGTAGGAGGTCACGGCACAGGAAAACTTACTGTGTCTGTATCTACAGGGCA